ACTGTTTTGCTTCTTCGATTCTCGCTTTCTCTGCTTCCACAGCCTTACGAGTTTCAGCCAAAGCCTGAGTTTTTTTAGTGTAGTCCTTTGTGCGACTGTAACCTTGCTGAAGTTCCTCTAAGGTGACCTCAATCTCCTCATTGTCTACTTTGACTTTGAATCGCTGTGGTTCTTGGGTTTCTTCTTCTTGGTATTCAGTTTCTTCTGCATTTTCATCTGTGTAGTCCTCTGAACTATCCTCGGCTGAATACTCAACTTCTTCTGATTCTTGCTGCTCTACTTCTGGTTGAGCTTGCGCTTCCTCTGTAGGCGAGTCCATCAAAGACAAAAATGCACTAGCTGCTTCACTAACACTTCCATTTGGATTGGTGTTTTCACTCATTTGTATTTACCTTTTAGGGTAGTTAAAAAATCTTCCATCTCTTTTCATCTATCTGCTTGTCATCTGCGACAGCTTGGATAGAAGCCAAGAGTTCTTCAATAGCCCTGTATTTGATGAGAGATTTCTCTCTTAATTCAACATCATCTTCAGCACTATTGAATATGTTGTTTTTATACAACAGTTTCTGGTTTTCCACAAGTTCCATTAGAAACTCATCACTTAGTAAAACTTTTGCTCTTTCAGCTTTTCTCATAGATTAGGAATGTTAGGTGTGTTTGAGATACCTGCACCAATAGTCATAGCCTTTAGCTGTGCCTCTGCTTGGAACTCTGCTGTCTTCAATTCTAAATCTGCTTGAGCTTTCTCACGCTTCAACTGAATGTCTGCCTGAGCTTTAGCCATTGCCAACTGCATATCTGACTCTGCCTTCTGTTGGTCTAGAGCCATCTGTTGTTGAGCTTTAGCTTGGTCAATCTGCATCTGAGCCTGTGCTTGAGCCATGTAAGCCTGTACTGCTGGGTCTACTGGCGGTTGCTGTGGCTGTGGATTAGCAATCTGTTGCTCTAACTCAGGTGGAATCTCTTTGAAGAACTCACTACTGTCTTTATATCCAGCAGCTTCAATGAATCGACCTAGAGTCTCACGATATTGAGTCAATGTAACTAATGGGTTGTTAAAGCCTTGAGTACCCAAGATTTGTTCTTGTTTCTGTAGAACCATAGCTACCATAGCCATTTGTTCTTGTTTGTTACCAGTTCCCAAGCCTACATTGATAGACAAGTCAAAGCCATTTGTCCACTCTCTAGGGTCAATAGTGATGTACTTGCCTCTTAGACGAATGATACGAGCCTTGTCCTGATACTTGCATACCAAGTGAAGAATCTTCTCGAATAGGTCTTTTACACCTGTTTCTGCAAAGATACGAGCAATCATCTCTACTTTACCTGCTGCTGCTGACTGCATTGCTGCAACTGCTGTAGCTGTCGTGTTTTGTAGGATGTTAGGGTCTAAACCTTGTTGAGCATCATTAACACCAGTTCTCTTAGACTGAACTTGGTCTAGATACTGCAACATTGGGAATGACTGGCTTGCTGTCGGTGGAACTGACAATGGCACGATAGCATTAGGGTTCTTAATACGAACAATGCCACCTGCTGTAACTGTCAGCATATCGTCTAGGTTTACTTGACCTTCAACAACACCCATACGAGAGTTATTAGTTAGGTATAAGTTGTCTAGAATCTGACGAGTAACTGTAGACTTGATTAGCTGTAAGTCCATTGTTCTGTCTGCCATGCTATGACCAAAGAACTTATGTGGCATAGGAATAGGGCAGATTGAGCAGAATGGTACAAAGTCTACTTCTTCATTGTCTAGAATCTCTGAGCCAGCATAAGTAATCTTACGCAATTCAGCGATACCATCATCATCAAAGTCTACCTTGATATAGCACTCATAGACCTCTACATCTTGCATTGAATAGTCTAGGCTTGCTTGTTCATCAGGCATCTCGCCTTTGTCGTAACGAGCAATTCTTTCCTCAGAATATGTCAAGTCTGAGTAGCTAGGCAATGTTTCAATAATCTTCTTGTCAAAGCCCATAGCTACTAATTCGCTACGAGTTACTAGTTTTCTGTGTGCTACGAATGGTGAGTCGGCAATAGTACGAGCCTTCTTAGAGATTAAGAACTCCTCTGGTGGGACATTCTCAACAATAACCTTACCATTCTTCTTAGTACGCTTTAGAGTTACGCTGTATGAATATACAGGTGGCAATGGCATACCAGTCATAGGGTCTACCATCTCTGGCAACTCTACATCTGTCATCTCTTGGCTAACAACTTCTACCTCTGGGTCAGCCATCAAAAGTGTTAGTTCTTCTTCGTTTAAGCCCTGATACTTTTCTTTAGTAACATCAGTCTGCTCATCCCAATAGACCTTAACAACACCATTCTTCTGTAACAAAGCATCTTTGAACCAGTTATGGAACAAGATAACTCCTGAGTTGTCGTGGTTCAATACCCAGTTTACATACTCAGTAGCTTGTTTAGCCTTTTCTTCGTCACCTGCTGACTTAGGTTCAAAGCGTACCATCTCGTCAGACTGTGTGAATACTCGAATAAGTTGTGGCAATGCACCATCAACTACTTCAGCAACTTCACCAGTAACAATAGATGAGCGACCTTCTACTTCATTTCCGTATGGCTCACGATTGTAATACTGGAGAGCTTTTCTACGCTCATCAGTAGTTTCTGTTTCAATAAAGCCAAGACTGTTATCAATCTCTGACTCTAATATGCCTTTTAGTTTTCCACTATCCATACTATACAATCCATTTCGTATTAATTTGTATTGGTTTAGACCAAGAGCCTTGAGTGTTATCTAATCCTATTGCTAAATATCTGAAAGCATCTGAGCCATGAGAAGCCCAATCGTGCAATGGCTTTTCATAATAAACATTACGCTTTTCGTCAAATTCTCTCCTATAGTTTCTCAGACAATCAACTCCTTGTCTAACTCTAGGCATATTGAACCAACATTTAGGTATCAATCGTCTAACCGCTTGAATACCATCATCTACAGATAATCTAGGTAAAACATCTACATTTAATCCTGCGCCCTGTAGCATCTCTAACCTAGACTTCCCTGTTCCTAATTCTCTGACTGACACATCATGGGGTAGCTTATGACTAGCATTAGTCCACCCATTATCTCTAATCCAGTTCACATACCAGTCTAAACCTTGACCATGATTTTCTACATAGTCCATGATTCTGACTTCTTGTCCTGTTGTCTGAGCGACCCAAATAGCTGTGGAGTCACCCATTCCCAAGTCCCATGCTGTGAATGTCTGGCATAAGTCATCTTTAGTAATCTCTACTAAACGATTCTTTTCCTCTAAGTCATTCATCAGTTTTCCGTAGTAAGAGCCTTCCACAGCAGCATGAAAGCTACACTCAAACTCTTGCTGATACTTGTCTTCGCCCATCTCAAGTCTAGCTGCTTTCAACTCTGACTCTGGGACTAGTTTTGTTTCGCTTGCCTTGAACTCTAGCAGACCCCAATCAGGAGCATCTTCTGCTCTGTCTCTTAGGTCTTTAAAGTGGTTCTGTCCTTTTGGTGTTCCTATGAATAGACACCAACCCATCCTATCTGCAAGTGCAGGTCTTAGGATTTCAGTCCATATCTTAGGGTTCTGGTCTCCAATCTCGTCTAGGATGACCCCATCAAAGTATTGCCCACGAAGCGAGTCTGGGTTATCAGAGCCATATAACTGGATTCTTCTACCAGCAAAATCTACTCTTAACTCTGAGATATTCTCAGTCCCATTAAAAGGTCTTGCATACTTACAAAGATAATCCCATGCTACTCGCTTTGCCTGACCATAAGTAGGAGCAATATAAGCATATCTTGGAGCTTCTTTAGTATTTAAAGCAGCACTTTTAATAATATGGTTAATAGCACTAACTGTCTTACCCATTCTTCGGTGAGCTACGACAACACCAAATCTATGCTCATCCATTAACTTATGGATAGCTTTTTGTGGTTCTCTAGGCTTATAAGGAACTATTATTCTTCCCATCCGAACCTTATGACCCCACCATCAGAACCTGTTAATTCTAAAGCATTGGTTTCTTTCCATTGAGCCCTAGTCTTTAGCCAAAAGATTGCAGCAGAAGTGTTTCCATTCTTAGCCTGTTGAAATAGTGTCTGACCGATAGAAGCATTTGCATCTATACGACCATCCTCTAAATCCTTCTTATAGTGCTTTACCAAAGTATCGTCACTAATATCTAGCTTACTTGCTATATCCACATACCTAATCCCTACAGCACTTAGGCTTCGGACTAGCTTTCTTGTTTCCTCGGTTGGAATATGCTCTTTACCCTGCATGATGCACCTTTTCTAACTCCGAAAGTCGGTCAAGAATTGTATTCATCATTGCTGTATCTAGTACACTAATTTGTTCAACTCTATACTTGGTTGGATTCTTGCATTTCATAATTTGCTGTTCAGCTTTTACTTTATGAACATACATCCATCCCTCAACAGGTTGGCTATCGTGCGAGTAGACAACTACCCATCTTGTGCAAGGTTGAACTTTCATAATAATTCAGCCTTTTTACCTGTGAAATCTTCCCACCGCTTTACTATGACATCACAGTATTTAGGGTCAAGTTCCATAATCCTTGCTTGCCTTCCAATTTTCTCAGAAGCAATCATTGTGCTACCAGAGCCACCAAATAAATCAATAATGATGTCACCGCCCTTACTTGAGTTGGTAATTGCCTTCTCTACCAATCCAACAGGTTTAGGTGTTGTATGCCCTTCAAATCTTTCCTTATCAAACTTCCATACAGAAGTCTGCTTCCTATCAGAATACCAAGAATGAGAGCCATTATTCATCCACCCATATAAACATGGTTCATGCTGGCTTTGATAATCTGTCTGGCTAAGAGTTAAGCTATTTTTAGCCCAAATAATCATAGAGCTAAAATGGAAATATTCTCTAAATACAGTATGAAATACATCAGCACATCTATCTGAGTGAAAACAATAGATTGATGCACCTGATTTAGATACAGCTAAATAATTAGCAAAAGCACCTCTTAATAAATCTTCTAATCCATCCCTTGAATCATTGTTGATGCCTTTGTAATCAACTCCATAAGGGGGGTCTGTAAAGACCATATCAGCTTTATCACCATCCATTAGCTTTTCCACAGAATCAATGCTTGTGCTATCACCGCACATAAGTCTATGATTTCCAAGGATATAAATATCGCCTAGCTTGGTTTTTGGTTCTACTGGAACTTCTGGCACAGAATCTTCGTCTGTCAGCCCTTCTGTTTCCTCTATAGGATTTAGCATGGCATCAAGCTCATCTGCATCAAAACCTAGCAAAGAAAGGTCTATCTCATCCTTTAAGTCTTGCAACTCTAATGTAAGCATTGAAGTATCCCACCCTGAATTGAGTGCGATTCTATTGTCTGCTAATACATAGGCTTTTCTTTGAGATTCTGTTAAATGCTCTAGCTTAACTACAGGGACTTCTGTTAGCCCTAGCTTTCTAGCTGCCATTAATCTTCCATGACCAGCTATTACTGAGTTGTCGGCATCTACTAAGACAGGATTATTAAATCCAAATTCTTTAATAGAACCAGCTATTTGTGCCACCTGCTCGTCTGAGTGAGTTCTGGCATTTTTAGCATAAGGTATCAATGACTCAACAGATACCATTTCAATTTGTTTTGCTCCTAACATTCCAATCCTATCGGGTGTTGGTTGATGATTACGCATTTATACCACAGTTTAGTGATAAATCCTATCCACTATAAAATTTATATCTGTTTCGCCTACTTCTTCTGCTAGGTCTAGCAAGTCTGCATATAACCCTAGTAGAAACTCATACTTGTCCATAATAGAATCAAAGACTTCTGGTACTCCTTTGATTTCTACTAATATCACTTTTTGTAGCGAGCCTTTTTAGCTGCCTCAGAAATAGCGATAGCAATAGCCTGTTTAGGATTTTCAACGACTTTGCCACCTTTGCCAGAATGTAGAGTGCCCTCTTTAAACTCACCCATTACTTTACCGATTTTCTTCTGTGTCTTAGTCATCTTCATATTCTTCTTCCATTTCTTCTTCAGTAGCTACTTCAAATTCATCACAGCCATTCTTTTGAGCGCACATGAACTCAAACTTCTCGCAGAATCCCATAGTCTTTTCAATGCCACAAGTAGGCATATCTTTAGAAGTGCAGAAATATTCGCAATCCATGCACTTAGCTACTGGCTTGTCTGTATAGTTAGCGACTACTTCAGCTTTACGCTTGTTGCCATCATTAACTACTTTATCTTGTGTTGCAAGAGGGCATGAAGACACATCAGACTCCAATAGACCGCCTTCTTTGCTATGAGCCATCTTAGGGCTTTCACCTAGTAATCCGACTGTTATCTTCATAAAAAATCCTAAAAAAAATCCCCATATTTCAGGGGATAAAATCACTACTTCACGAAAGTTAGAAAATTTGAAAACAATTTCCCAAGGCAATCTTACTACATTTTTAGAAAAGCTACAATATTTTTTTGGTGCTTCTAGACAGAATCGAACTGCCAATCCATGATTACAAGTCAAGTGTTATACCATTTAACTATAGAAGCCTACTCTATCTTTTCCTTACATTCTCTACAAATCCAGCGCTGATTAAGACCATTGTTGAACTTTTGCATAAATCCTGTGTGCTTTGGCTTCTTTGTCCTACAGTTATCGCACAGTCTGCTTTCCTGATAGCTTCCTGTTAATCTCTTTGCTAATTCTTGTTCTGGCTTCTTGTAAGTCATTTTCTAGCTTCTTTACTGATGTTCTAAGGTAATGAGCAATCGCATGGTTACTCTGGTATGGGTGGCTGACATAAAATGCCTTTAAAGCCCTTCTATGGTGTTCTGGAAGTTCTTTCATACAAGACTCTACCAACTCACCATCTTTCCAGTCAATGCTTGGCATATCAGGATAATCTTCTTCCATCACATGACCTAGTTCTGGGTTGTAGTTCTTTTCAAATGAACGACAGGTGCTAGGTTGTTTTGGAGAAGGGTCTTCCAGCCACATAGTGACATAGTATGACCAGTTGAGGAGTCTTTCGTGAATATTCATAATAGTTGCAAAGTATATTCTAAAAGTTCTTCTTCTGTCACTTTGTATTCTCGTTCAAATGCTTTGCGACCCATCCCATGAATACCGCCATTTCCTCTGTGGTGGAAGGGACACAGGGGAATAACTGGTGACTTAGCTCTAACCCCTGCTCGTCTAATATGGTGCAACTCAGCTGGTGTTCCTGCATTGTCAAGGAAACGGCATAACGAGCATCCAAGTTCAGCCACCTTTCTAAAATGTTCTTTTTCGGATTTAGTTGCCATAGTATACTTAATCGTCTATTCGTTTAGAAGGGCTATTCTTTATTCTCAGCATCTCGATACCAGTTAAGAATGAATAATCTTAATTCAGCTAAAGATGCTCCTCTATGCCTTAATTGGTCAAACTGTAATTTCCAGAACTTATCTACTATCATTCCGCTGTCTGTATTGCCTTGCACAATAATGACTGTGAAATCAGGCTGTTTTGACAATGCTTTCAGTAATATCTTTTGACCGCCACCAAACTCCTCATTCTCTCGCTTCCACTCTGCTAACAAGAACTTACCATTTCTTTCAGCAAGCATATCTATGTTTGATGGTAACCACTTAGGATTATCAGGAATAACCTCTTTAAGCCCCGAAAAGTCTAGATGCAATGCGTTTGGATTTCGCATCATCTTGTAGCCCTTTCCTCATTTCTTCTACTTGCTTCCTGAGTCCTATAAATCTCCGCCCTTAGTCTTGCAGCCTCTAAGAAGTATTTGAGCTTTTCTTCCTCTAGCATAGCAATCTTGATGCCTTCTACAATTACCAAATAATCAGGATGCGCTAAAGCGTACGACTCAGCACGACTTACTGGCTCATTCTTGCAGTCTTGCATCAACTGAGCTTTCTTGACCTTTAAAAAGTTTTCCAGATATACCCTGTTTGACTTAGCTTCTGCAAACTTAGGAGCATTGTCGATAATAAAGTTAATAGCCTTATTAGGGTCAATACTCGTCATTGAGTCGTTTATTTCTTGTCTTTCCACAGTTCCACCAATCCTTCCTTTAGTTTTTCAAGCGACTTTACTCCTCGCTTCTCTAACACTAGACCTAAATACTTTCTTCTTCCTGACAAATTCATACTCGCTATATATCGCAGTTCGCACTCATGTCTGTATTGCTCAGAATATGTATCTTCAAATAAGTCCATCTTCTACCATTTGAATTCTATTTCCAATCCATTTCATTACTGGTACTGCCATTGAGTTTCCTGTTGTTTTATATCTTTTTATGTCAGTTGCGCCATCAATATTTGTATAGTTATCAGGAAACCCTTGTAGCCTTTCGGTTTCCAATGGTGTAAGTATTCTTACTTTATTTTTTGAATAATCATAGATTAAAGTATCTAACTCTTTTCTTCCATATTGACCTTGTCTTGTTGTGAGACATCCTGAAGTACTTTTATTTCTTCCTCTAAGAGTTGATTTTTGTATCTTCTCAATATTCCACTTGCTGCTTTCGGACTCAAATAATACTTTTGCTGTAGGTCTCCAGTCTCCAAGATGTCCGATAACAAAGACTCGTCTGCGCCTGTGTGGAACTCCAAAGTATTTAGCATCCAACACTCTGTAGCTGAACCCATAGCCGAGTTCTGCCACCGCCCCAAGGAAGGAGCCAAAATCCCTTCCACCGCCTGAACTGAGTACACCTGCGACATTTTCCCAGATGAACCATTTTGGTTTAAATTTATCAAGAATTCCAACATAGGTGAGTGCAAGGTTTCCTCTTGGGTCATCAAGCCCTTTTCTGAGACCTGCGACACTAAATGATTGGCATGGAGTTCCTCCGACCAAAAGTCCAATTGTTCCAATTTCCCACTCCTTATACTTTGTCATATCTCCCACATTTGGGACTAATGGATAATGATGTTTTAATACTTCACTTGGAAATTTCTCAATTTCACTATAAGCAGCAGCTTCCCAGCCTAAATCATGCCAAGCAACAGTAGCAGCTTCAATCCCAGAGCAAACAGATAAATATCTCATTGCATTGCTTTCTTTGCCATTACTAGCAATATTTTGTCTTTAAGCTGTTGGTGGTTTTGAATACCATAATCATTAACCCCCAACTCCTTGGCTTTAGCCTCAATTCCTTGATTGCTAAACATCCATTGCTTATCATCCGACCTTTGGCTTACAGAGTCCTTACTAGCCCATTCCGCTTTAAACCCTACCCAGTTTCTTTCACAACAAAGTTGCATAACATCTTGCAAACTCATCTTTGCTTTATCAGCTTCTCTTTTTAGTCCTTCTAATGCAGTTGTTGTTAATGGCGATTTCTTTGCTTTTCTAACAGCTAAATAATCTTTAAAAATAGCAGGAGAAACTCCGTTAGGAGTATCTGTCTCTTTCTCTGTCTCTTTCTCTACTCTACTCTGTCTCTTCTCTGTAGTAGCATCTTGCAAGCAGTCTGCTAGCACATTGTCAGCATCAGTAAAAAAACCATTATCTATCAAAGGTTTAATAGCATTAATAACATCTTTCTCAAGCATCCTAAGTCTAAATGCTATTTCTTCTGTAGTTTTTTCAATAACACCAGAATTTGACTCGCTTGCTAGCAACCAAAGCATAGGTGCTAGAGCTTTGCTAGCAATAGGCAATCGCTGATAGTGCATATCATCAAGAAGATTTCTATGGAGTTTTATCCAAGGTGGGCTGCGGTGCTTGTAGTGCTGAAAATTGTCCCAGTTTTTAGGAGTTAGTTTCATTATCTAACCCCTCTTGATATGCTTTTTTTTCTAATTCTGCTTGTGCAATTAAATCATCAGACTTTTTAATTAATGCTCTGAGCTGACCTATTGTCAAGGTTACAGTAACTGGCTTGCCATACTCAAATGATTCTTGTTCGAAACATATAAAGCCATGTTGGCTTACATATATTTCAACCCCTAGTTGGGTTGGAAATTTCAACATATTGTTCCTTTGGTCAAAAAGGTAGTCATTAAAGAAGGTGGGCAGGTCGGTGACTAAGCGACTTTTCGTAGCATCCGCTACTAGCCTTGAAATAGATTAAACCATATTTTTCACAAATGCAATAGCCTCATCAACACTATTTATTCTAATAACTGGTGAACCTTTCCAGTTTCCTTGAAACTCTACTTGTGCTGGTGTGAATGTAGCCTTAGTATCTTTCTTTACCTCTATAAGGAAAGTATGACCATTCATTCCACAGAGTAAATCAGGGCATCCTTTGCCTACTTCATGCAGATGGAATACTGACATACCCATAGCTCTTAGATGCTCAACTATGGCTTTTTGATTAATGTCTACTCGTTTTGCTCTCATAATGCTATAATAAGCGAAACCCTTAAAGGTCTGCAAACCAATAAGGGCTTCTAACCACATCAATTATTGGAGAATTGCATGGCTGACCAAAATTCTACACTTACCAAAGAATATCTACAATCTATCTTTGAATACAGAGATGGTGAGCTTTATAGAAAAATAACAACATCACCAAAAGCAAAAGTTGGAAAAAAAGTAGGCTTTTTAATATCTGGCAAAAGAGTTCAAACAGTTTTAAACAAAAAATATTATTTAGTTCACAGGCTAATATTTATGATGTTTCATGGCTATATGCCAAAACTGATTGACCATATCAATGGCAATAGCTTAGACAATCGCATAGAAAACTTACGAGAAGCAACTCATTCTCAAAATGGTATGAATAGAAAGTTGTCTAAATCTTCTAAATCTAGAAT